ATTAACACTTTAATTGGAGATAAAAAATGAAAGATTTAATAAACGCTGCTAAAGTTATTAAACATATGTGTATATGGGTTATTACAGGATCAGCGCTATACATTGCTATGTGGTTTGCTCAATATGAGCAGTACATACAATGAAAAATAAACATTTGATTAAAACCTACACATTATCTGATGGTCAGAAAGTGACTTGTAGGCAAGTAGCTGACGAAATACAGATTAGCGAATCAGCGGCACGTAATAGATTGAATCGTTCTGACGATCCTGAAAAAATCTTTGCACCTTACCTAAGATCAAATGGTGGTCAACTAAGAAGGCAAGATAGAGATAAGTTAAAAGGCACAAAAAAGAATGATGATGTTAAAACGTATGAGGAATATTTACTTAAAAAGGTACTCAAGACTATATGAAAGTATTACCTATACAAAACTATGAAACTAAAACATGGTTGTTAAACAGACACTATGCCAAGCGTATACCTTCAATATCGTATGCGTTTGGCTTGTATGATGACAATAATCTTGTTGGTGTGTGTACTTATGGATCGCCACCTAGTCCTTCATTGTGTACAGGAGTTTGTGGAGAGGAATACAAAGACAGAGTTGTAGAGTTAAATCGCCTAATTTTGGATTCTCCGAAGCCTAACAGCGCATCTTACTTAGTAAGTCAATCGTTAAAATTACTTCCCAAGCCTTCTATTGTTGTCAGCTATGCTGATACAAGTCAAGGTCATGTAGGCTACATTTATCAAGCTACTAATTTTTTATATACAGGATTGTCTGAAGCAAGAGTCGATTGGGCAGTCAAAGGGTTAGAGCATTTACACAGCAAAACATTGTCAGAAGGTATGACGTTAGAAGCGATACAAGAGAAATATGGTGATCGTTTTTATCATAAAGATAGAGATCGTAAACATCGCTACATCATATTCACAGGTAGCAAACTACAAAAGAAGCGCCTTCAAAAAAAACTAAATTATGAAATAGAGCCATATCCTAAAGGCGAGTCTAAACGCTATGATGCTTCAGGATATGTAGAAACTCAGGGTGTACTGTTTTAATCAGGCTTTAAATTTCTTTTTCTGTGACCGTTCCAAGCCATAAAGCCACCTAGTCGTAATGCGTAATACGCAATGTAATTGATGATCTTAAAACCGTTAACGTCAATACAAATATCTCTAAACAATGCATCAGCTTCTTTTTGTGTCATCTTAGCTGTGTGTCCTTTCTTGCCACCTAAATTCATGGACTCATATTTATACACCCAATCATGCACTAAACCACCTGAAAGCAACACACCCATAGGACTAAGCCAAGATCGTGCAAATTTAGGCACACTAGCGCCATCAAATACAAATCCTTTCGGTATTACATAGTAAGTTGGATGCGTATTGCCTTTATGCGTAATTGCATATTTCCAATCTTTTGTTATCTCCCACTTTCTTGTTGTTGCTATCCACAACCAAATACCACCAAACAAACCTTTGCTTTTTGTTTCCATAGGCACAGGTTTCATGTGTGGCATATCTTGATACGTTATTTTTACAGCCATATTTTTCTCCTTATCTTGTAGCTTTTCCGAGCTGCGCTCCGAAGTACACCTCAATTATGGTAGTTGCCCATGCAAAAACCTCATTTAGCTTTAATACTGCACCTGATTGCACAGTAATGTACTCAATCGTATCCCTGGTTAATTGAATACCAAACAATGATATTCCTTCAGAAACTTGAGGTACGACAGTTTCAATTCCCATTAGTGGTGGTGCGAGTTGGGTAAAAATTATCAGAAACAGGATGGTGAAAATAATCACCCTGCGATTGAGCGCCGCTCCTACGCTCTCAGTTTTTTCTGCTTCACGTGCTTGTGCTATAGAATTTTCTCTTGCACTTAGTGCTTGTAATTGTAGTTTTTGCTGTTCTTGTTTAGCTTGTACGTTTAAGGCAATTATCTTAGCTACAAAGCCAAACAATATTGGTGCTAAATTTGTCAGCAATCCCATCATAAGAGCTTCATAATAAGATCACCTAATCCAATGTCAACAGTTGTCATTACAACAAATGCTATTATTAAACCTTTGCCCATAGACATAAACTTTAGGTTCATGTTCTTAATCTCTCTGACATCCTTGTACAAATCTTCTATCTGTTTTTCATGGCGATCTAATTGCGCCTGTTGTTTGGCTGTCATTAATATTTTCTCTTAGGTCTAGGTGGTAATTTTCTTTTCTTGTAAGGCATAATATCTCCTATGTTATCAGTTACTTAGTGGGTTGTCTAATGACTGTTGTATGCGTTTCATTAGTTTTTCTTCTGTTGTGTCTAACTGTATGTCAAATTTATCTAGCTTATTATCCATAGTAGTGATGCGAACATCAACAGATTGTAGTTTACTATCAATTCTGTTTTCTAGGTTATAACTTGAGGTTCTCAGTCTAGCTAAGTCCTCTTTTAATTCTACCTTTATATCAGAAGCCACTTCTTCTACTCTCAATACATCTGCTGATGTCTTAGCCATTTGTGCAGCAACTGCATCAAGATCAAGCGTAGCTAAACTTTCTAAACGCTGGTACATTGTAAACCCCGCATAAAGCGATCCTACAATGGTACTAAGTAAAGCAAACGCTCCAACAAGCTGAGTATAAGTAAACCTAAGACTACCAATCTTTAGTCGTTTATCGACCAAGCCTTCAATCTCTGCTACCTTGTCACCTAAATCAGTTGTCAAATCCATCTCCTTGTTGCATAGATTTTAACAGTTCTATTTCTTGGCGCAACTTTTCAACTTCTAAACGTCTAGCTTGTAATTCTAATTGGTAGAGGGTATTGCAATTAATGCGTTCACGCGGCGCATCTAACGGTATCACTATTCTTGCGTACAAACCTAATTGTTTTGTTTCAGGATTAAGTGGATCGGGTTTACCTATGATAGGTGCTACTGCGTTGTTCACAATGCCAGTCATACCCATATCAAACAAAAGGCTACCGCCTATGCTATTAGAGCAATCTAACGAGCCACTTTTAAAACTATCTGTACCAAAAGATGATCCACTACTTGGCAATTGTAAATTAAGTGAAGTGCTACTGTTAGCTACAGCTTGTGTACTCAACATAAATAACAACAACCATTTTATTTGAATTTTGAACATACTCTTGTAACTAACAATGTTTGACTTTCATTGCTACTCCTTAATTTAGACAAACTACAAACGTATCTAGCTTCTTCTATGTTACTTTCCCTAATGTATATATCAAACTTTACTTCTTTTAAATATGCGAGAGGAATAACTTTATAGGCTGTGACAAAAGGAATTGGTGTTTCTAAGTCCTTCTCAAACACTCCTATCTCATAATATTCTATGTCAGGTCTTTTATTCCATACCCTAATATTTGTTTTTTTTATTCCATCTATACCACTCGTTTTCCAAGTAGGATAGGTAGGAGTCTGTTCGTGACTATGTACTGCAAAATTTAACAGTAATAAACATATACCTATTGAGCAACGCATTCGGCTACAACAACTGCTTTGTACGTACCACCCGGAAACGCTCTATTACCACCATATACAGCTACTGATGTTGACTGTATCCACACACTACCTGCTACGCTAAGTGCGTACTGTCTTGTTGCCCCTCCATTTGTAGTAGTAGAAGCCGCATGGTACCCGCTCATGCCACTCTCACCTGTTGCCTTTACAGACACAGCTCCAGTCCACGTCACATTGTCTGACAAAGATGGACTTGAGCTAAAGCTAGTGGGATAACTCACATTCAAATGATAGGCATTAGCTAAAGTGGTATCTGCCCGTATTACCGGGACTACCCCGTTGCTTGCGGGATCAGTTGTAAGTGTATAAGCGTTTGGGTTACCGTAACGACCTTCTGTTACGTCAGCAATTGTGCATCTACTCTCCACGCTACCACTTATGTCTATCGCTAGTATTGGTGTTGCACTAAGTATAAAGCTAAGTGCGATTAATAGTTTTTTCATTTGTATTGCTCCTCTATCATTTCGTTCATTCTCGCATCTTGCGATAAGCTCCTTAATGCTCTCCTATTATCCACTATCGTACCACCTTGTAAAGCTACAGCATCAGGGTAGTAGTTGTCAGGTATAGTGGATGCATAGTAGTTTGTTAAATTTGTTACTTTATTAAGCTGTTGTAATACAATTGATTGCGATATTTCGTTTGCCATTGTTATAGCGTTTTCTACATCAGCTAACATAACCTCTAGTGATTCTTTTTCCTCCTCTTCATCTTCTTCTTTTTTTGCTTGTTCTTCTTCTATTAGTTTTTTGTCTGTTTCAGCTTGTGCTATAGCTACTGACTCATCTTGCAACGCATCGTACTCAGGAATTTTAGGCAATGGAGGTGGTTTAGGTTTTTTATAACCGAGGCAATTAGGATCGCTCTGAGGATCAAAGCAGGGATCAAACCTATAGATATATCTAACATCAGCATTTTCTATACTTCCTGTGCCTTCTTGCTTTAGCCTACCATCGCCAAATACTGCAATAGGAGTGTATGGCAAAGCAATAGTTCTTCTTACCTCAATACCACCTTCTCGTTGTGACCAATCTTGTTTGTCTTGAAACACATAACCACCACCTACTTTGTCATTCTCAAGAGTAACAACGTAATCATCTTCTTTGTTTTTTATTGGTGTG